CTATCCGCGATGGACTCAAAGCCAATTTGGATTACAAAGATATTTATCGGTTGTGTAAAGACCGAGTTAGCGATATTTTAGAGCAGTTGAAAATTACCTAACATCACCAGACAAGGAAGTCTTTTATGCCCCTACAGAAGGGGCTTTTTTATGCGAAAAAATAATTAAAATTGGCCTAAATTGACATATACATTAACGCATATACGATATATAATAAACACATCAAGACAAGCAAGGTGCTTAGTCTAAAACTAAAAACAGGTGATTATTATGACAACTTCAACACAAACATTAGAGTCTTTGTTATTGGAAGCGGGCGCAAAAGTTTGGACCTCGCCAAATAGCAAAATCAACCGCATTTACATCAGTCAAGATGTTGCTGATGTTGTATTTGCAGAGTTGGGAAACTACAACCAAGCCATTAAACTTGGTAAAGCTAAATTGTTTTTAGATGTAAAAAGCGGAAAATTGTTTAGCGATAGCGGCTCAATCCGCACAAAATTTAATGGGACAGCTTACGCAACAGGCTGGACTTGTGGCGCAGCATGACTAACCGCACCCAAGCCCACCGCTCTGCTGATGAGCGGTATTCTAAAAAACGAGTGTTAAAACCAGTAACGTTTAACACGACAAACGCGCAAGATGCTGAGAGATTGCGTAAACTTAAACATATACCCGATTTTAACAATTGGGTGAAATCGAAAATTGACGAATTACAATAACCCTCTTCGGAGGGTTTTTTATTGCCTAAAATTAACCGTGTGCTATATTACTCAAAACAGAGGGCAATATCATGCACGATTTAAAAGACCGATTAAAAGAGCCGTCAAGTTACGCAGGCATCGGATTAGTGTTTAATGGGATTAGTGATTGTTTGAGCGGTAATTATCAGACAGGCATTTTAAACATTGTGCTAGGTTTAGCAGCCGTGTTTAAGCATGAGCAGTCAATCGGTGCAAAATAACATGGCTGAAGCATCTCAACACATCGAAAGTGGGTTAAGTATGGCGGCCATAAAAACATCACCGCCTGTTATTGTAACAGGGGTTACATTAGCAGGGGTACAGCTACAAGATTGGCTAATCATAGCAACGATTCTTTATACTGTCATACAGATAATTATTGCGTTGCCAAAACTGAAACAGTCATTTAATGAGTGGCGTAAGAAATGAAAGCACTAAAACTATTCTTACGACTATGCCTTATTTCGGGTATTTGTGTAATAATCAGTTTTGCTGGATGGATTTTATATTTGTTGTGGTGGATTGTTGAGGGGATGAAATGAGTGTAAATAATGAATGATTTAAAAGTTGAATATAAAAATATCAAAGAGTTAATCCCTTACTGCAACAACTCGCGGACGCACAGCGACGAGCAAGTTTTACAGATTGCATCAAGCATAAAAGAGTTTGGTTTTACGAATCCAGTGCTGATTGATGGTCAAGGCGGAATCATTGCAGGTCATGGTCGTATCATGGCCGCGCAAAAGCTGAAAATGGATGAAGTGCCGACAATTACGCTAAGTGGTTTAAGTGAGGCACAGAAGAAGGCTTACATTATTGCTGATAACAAACTAGCTCTTAATTCGGGATGGGATGACGAGTTGCTTAAAATAGAACTTGAGCAGTTGAAAGAGTTAGATTTTGATTTGGGCTTGATTGGTTTTAGTGAGCTGGAGCTTGCTGAGTTATTCTCAGATGAAGATAACGAAGATGAGTTGAAAGAGGCGGGCGAGGCGGTTGAAAAACTATCAGATCGTTTTATGCTTGCGCCGTTTAGCGTGTTGAATGCGCGTGAGGGGTGGTGGCAGGCGCGTAAAAAATCATGGATTGCTATGGGATTAAAAAGCGAAGTTGGGCGCGACGAAAATCTTGCGTTTGCTGTATCTTCCCAATCACCTAACGTTTATGAATCAAAAAATAGATATGAAGAAAAAATCGGGCGTAAATGCACAATGGAAGAATTCTTAGCGGTAAATCCTGATGATGTTAAAGCGCAATCAGGAACAAGCATTTTCGACCCTGTATTGTGTGAATTAGCATATCGCTGGTTCTCGCCTGAGGGGGGTGTTGTGCTTGATCCGTTCTCTGGCGGTTCTGTGCGCGGCGTTGTGGCGGCTAAACTAGGTCGGCAGTATGTTGGATGTGATCTACGTCAAGAACAGGTAGACTCTAACAGGGCGCAATGGGATGTGTTAGCAGGAGATTGTATGACTGCGCCTGTTTGGCATTGCGGCGATAGTCTGTTGATCCACAAACACGCGGCAGGCACAGAAGCAGATATGATTTTTAGTTGTCCTCCGTATGCCGATCTTGAGGTTTATTCAAAAGACCCGAACGATCTATCTAATATGAGCTATCCTGATTTTATCAAGGCATATAGAGAGATCATTGCTAAATCGGTCGGTATGCTTAAGCAGGATTCATTTGCGTGTTTTGTAGTTGGTGATGTTCGTGATAAAAAAGGAAACTACTATAATTTTGTGGGTGATACCGTTCAGGCATTCCGTGATGCAGGGCTTGAGTATTACAACGAGGCTATCTTAGTGACGCAATGCGGATCATTGGCTATGCGAGCAGGCAAGACATTCTCAACATCAAGAAAACTAGGAAAGACGCACCAGAATGTTCTAGTATTCCTGAAGGGCGATGCTAAAAAAGCCACAGCAAAGTGTGGCGTTGTTAGTGTTGATGAAAGTCTCTTCCCAGAAGAAGTTGAAGATTAATAGGTGGATTTAAGGGCGGCGATACCTAGTTTTATTGATTCATCGGTATCAATGCCAATCTGGGCGTAAAATGATGGATTAACAAAGCATTCATGAGCGCGAACGATCACGGCTTTATTGCTACCAAGGCGTGGGAATTTGGCAGCAAGGCTTAACGCCTCCTTCCATTTTTCGGCTTTCATTAGGTCGCGCAGTTGGTCGATTTTTTTAATGGGTAGCATGTTTTGTAATCCTTCGTTTCTGATAGATTGAACATTAAGCTAATTTGAAAGGGCGAGCAAGAGGATTTTTAAATGATAACCAAGCCCAAAATCCACATTGATTTGAAGCAGGTTGAATCATTGGCGGCTAATGGTTTGACGCAAGAACAGATTGCCTGCGCTTTGGGTATTAGCGAGTCAACACTAACAAAAAGAAAGAAAGAAAATACGGATTTTACGGACGCTATTAAAAGGGGAAAAGCCAAAGGCATCGCATTAGTGACTAATAAACTGATGGAATCAATCAAAGGTGGCAACATGACTGGCATGATTTTTTTCTTAAAGACGCAAGCGGGATGGAAAGAGACAAACGTACAAGAACACACAGGCGCGAATGGTACAGCGTTACAGCCGCCTGTATTTAATTTTAATCCTGTTAAGCCTAAAGATGAATCAAGTTAGTTTTGATTATCCACACAAGCTAAACCCGTCATTTGTAAACCTACAAACTAACCAATACGATACTATCATTTGGGAGGGTGGACGCGGCGGTGCAAAGTCTGAGTCGTTGGCTTGTATCGCTATTACCGAGTCTTTTATTGATGATGGTGTAATTTTATGCTGTCGTGAGATTCAAAAATCTATTGCCGACTCACTCTACGCAACGATTGTCAATGCCATATCAAAATACAAACTTGACTCTTATTTTAAAATCCTCAATAACGAAATAACGAATCTAATCACAGGCTCACGGTTTATTTTCGCGGGTTTAAAGTCAAACATCACGTCTATCAAGTCAATCAATAAATTACGCGTAGTGTTGACCGATGAAGCCGAAAACATCTCTGAGCAATCATGGTCATATCTACGACCTACGCCGCGTTATGGCCAAGTCCGTTTTTATGTCGTGTTTAACCCACGCTTTGAAGAGGATGCGACTTGGCAACAATTCATCATTAACAAAGACGAGCGCACCCTACACATCACAATTAATTGGCACGATAACCCATGGTTTCCTGAGTCACTAAACAATCAACGGCTAAGGGATTTAAGAGGCGATGCAGGGCGATACGCCTGGATATGGGAGGGGCAATTCCTAAAAATCAGCGATAACTCAATCTTGGCCAAGAAGCTAAAGATGCTTGATTTTGAGATTAACCCGACATTTGGTACGCCGTACATCGGCATAGATTGGGGTTTTAGTGTTGACCCGACCGCGATTATTGAGTGTTATATTTTTCAGGATAGTTTATATATTAGAAACGCGGCCTCAAGAGTGGGGCTTGAGTTAGACGACACAGGCGCGTATCTTATTGACCATGTGCCTAATGTGCTAAAATATACCTCACGGGCTGATTGTGCGCGGCCTGAGACTATCTCAAAAGTTAAAAAAGAGATACCATTGATTAAAGGTTGTACAAAGTGGAAAGGCAGCGTAGAGGACGGCGTTGTAGCATTGCAGACGTTTAAGGCAATCTATATCCATCCCGATGCACAGTGTTGTTTTGCAGAGTTGGCGGCGTATAGTTATAAAACAGATGATAGCGATAACCCGACCACCGACATCGAAGACAAAAACAATCACTATGCAGACGCATTACGCTATGCGATTGAGCCAATAGTTAGACCATCAAACATTGTAAGAGTGCGGCGATTATGAGTAAAAAATGGTGGCAGTTTTGGAAAGGCGAACAAAAGAGCAGTGCTTTAGGTGTGCTTATTCGCCAATCTAGCAACTTTACAGCTTATAATTTTGTCCAGTTTGTACAAGAGGCATATCAACAAAACCCGACTGTATATGCCTGTATTCAGCAATACGTTAGCGCGTTCAACTCATGCCCGATTATCATTAAACGCGGTGAGGAAGTCATTAACAATGCCGCGCTAATGAGTTTAATATCACAGCCGAATGAGCTGCAATCATTAAGTGAGTTTTTAGAACAAGCCGTCATTTACTATTTGGTTGGTGGTGAAGCTCCGATATGGGGTGATGCGGCTATCCCGTCCCGATTGCCTAAAGAGATTTTTATTCTACGTCCCGATTATCTCACGCCCGTATTATCTCAAACCATGACTGCTAAGGTCGCTATTTGGCAGTACACAGCGAGCGACAATGACATAAAATCTATGGCCGTATTACCGTCCAATATGTTGATGTGGAAAGCGTATAGCCCCCTTGATAGGTTTAGAGGGTGCAGCCCTTTGTTACCCTGCTCTTATGCTGTTGACCAATTAAACGCCTATGCAAAATCAAACTTTTCACTGTTAAAAAACGGTATGCAGCCAAGCGGCGCGTTAAGTACAGATTCTAATTTAGACGAAACGGCATACGAAAGGCTAAAGACCCAATTTAACGAAACGTACACGGGTGAGGGCAATACGGGCAAGCCTGTCATTACTGAGGGTGGTCTAAAGTGGCAATCATTTGGTTTTACCATGCGAGACGCTGAGTTTTTAGGCGGTAAAACATCGGCTAAGTTAGATGTGTGCGAAGCGTTAAAAGTACCGCCTCAGCTATTAGGTATAGAGGGTAGTCAAACCTATGCCAACTATGAGCAAGCGCGGGCGGCGTTTTATGAAGATTCTGCAATCCCACTTTATAACAACTTATTAGCATCGCTTAATCGTTGGCTTGGGTGGCGTGTGGGCTTAAAACCTAGCGATATTTTATGTGTTGATATTGATGCGGTAGCAGCATTAGAGCCAAGACGCGCCGAGCGTAATACTAAGTTAGATACCATGC